AAGACAACCAGCAGAATTTGTTATAAGGAAACTTATAGAGAAGAATATGTGCCTGGCACAAAATCAGCTCCTGGCTATGTCAGTTCTTATACAGAAGTGATTGAAGTTCCTTGTAAATCAGATCCAATAGTTCGTCGTGAGACTGTTGTTGAATACGATAACAATGATTGTTCTGATGGAAAAATAGCTGGTGCGTTACTGGGCGGTGGCGCTGGTGCTGCAATGTCTAGAGGAGATGGTCGTTGGTGGGCGATCCCATTAGGTGCGGTTGTCGGAGGCACCATCGGTTGTGATCTAGACGGTGG